CGTCAACGATGGCTTCGAGTTCCTTCGCTTCGGTCTTCTTGCCGTTCATTTTATTTGAGTAGATATTTACCTCATAAACCACTGTGAAGTGGTTATTATTGCTTGCCGTGTCTCTCGTCCGCATCAGAGAGGCGCTGTCGGCTTCGTGCAGTCCAACAAAGGGGAACTTCGCTGGTGCATACACGTCAACGCTTTGGACGGTCGTGCCACTGTGCCGACTCCGCACCTCTGAAGCCACACGGGTACATATTTGATTTTCAATGTCAGCCATTGCCGAATACCTCCCGTGCTACTTTTGATACCTCTGAACGCATCCGCTGGGATGCTTCAAACATCGCCTTCGCAGGTTCGTTACCGAGAGAACGATTTTTTCCGCTTCCTGGGTACTTCCAGCCGCCTGGTCTGTCCCACAGGCCTTTACCATTCAGAGCGGGGTCATCACTCCATGAGCCTGGACCATATCCCATCTCTTGAGCGAGAGGATGCCCGTAGCCCATTGTGATACCCGCGCCAAACTCAACGATGAGAACCGTTTCGCCTGTGACCACAACGTATGCGGTACTGTCGTCCTTGCCCCAAAGAACCTGACCTGGTTGGATGTCCTTCTTGCCGTCAACGCTTACCCGCGCAAACCCTGAGTCAGCTACCTTAACGCCAAGTTCCGCAAGCTTCTCAATGAGCAGTTTCTGCCTATCCTGTAGGTTCTTTTTATACCGCTCAAGTTGCTTGACGACCTTATCAACGTTGTGTACCCTGACTTCCATCAGCCCACCTCGATGCGTTTGACCGCAATTGAGAGGCTGTTCAGGCTTCGGGATACTCGTTTCACAATGTAGTTCGGCTGAACCCCTTCGGCGGGAACCCTGTCAATGTATAGCAGAGCGTTCTCGTCGATGGGACAGGTCACATCAGACAGAACCAGTACCCTGTCATAGTCCTGATAGTTGCCGAAAAGCATCGTGTTGCTTCTGCCGGAGGGCGGCGAAACGTTGACCATCAGTTCGATTGGCTCGGAGTAGGTGGCGGGGTTTTCGCCCGTTTCGTATCCGTCCGAATCGACCGAATCGGTCTGTTCAAGGTAGAGCGAGTAGTAGATTTTTTGCTTGTTCCTGTTCAGACAGAGCATATCGGTTCACGCCCCCAAAACCTTACCGAACGGGACGATGTCTTTCAGCATCGAGTCGGGTACGCTTGCGTCGGCGTAGGTGCGGTCGATGCCGTTCTCGGAGTGCCGAGTCTCACCTTCCGCACCGCGCTTATTGAGCAGATACGCCGCGATTTCGACCTGATTCGGCTTGTACCTGTCAGGCACTTCCGTCTTGGTCGGGTCGAACGGATAGCACTTTTTGATGACCTTTTCAGCGGCAAGCTCCAAATAGGCAAGCAGCACGGCATTGTCCGCTTCGCCTGTCATTGCCGTCAGCAGTGTAAGCATAGATTCTTGCGTCATGCTGCTTCCTCCTTGGATGGAATGGTTTAGCCCTCGGTGATCTCGAACCAGCCTTCGGTGGCGGGGTTCTCGGTTCCCTCAGGAATCACGGCAACGTAGCCGAGGCCGTCTGCCTTGTAGTAGGTCTTGTCGGCATCCACAGTAGTGTCGGCAGACGCGGCGAAGGTAGCGGTCTTGGTGATGCGGATGCACTTCGTCTCGTTGGTCAGAGCAGCCACATAGTACTTACGGGAGAAGATGGTGTTCAGACGGACGTTCGCATCGTCAGCGGAACGATTGCCGTCGGTGGACTGCTCAACGGTCGTACCCTGTTTGTTGAACACGGTCACGGCTTCACGGGTAGCCATGTAGATGTTGCCCGCGTCGGCATCCTTCTTGGTGTAGATGTTCACACCAGCAACGGTGCCGATGTAACCCTGACGAGAAAATGCCTCAACGTACTTAAGGTCGTCCTTCAGAGCCTTGCGGATCGCAGCCACATCGCCGGGGTTGGCAAACGCGAAGATTTCCATGCCTTCCAGGTCTTCGGCGTTCAGAAGGGCCTGCGCGTCAGCAAACGCAGAGAAGTCGAAAAGCTGAACGGGAAGGATGCGGGTCGCTTTCTTGAACTCGGCATACACGGCCTTGTTGACCTCGTTGAACATATCAACGGCAAGATGGGTAACGCCGGTCTCGACCACCATCGGGTCGATCATGCCTTCCTCATCGTGATATTTGAAGCGGCCCTGCGCCAGAAGGATATCGTATTCTTTGGTCACGAAATCAACGCTGGTCGCCTTGGTGTTGCCCTGACCGATACCGAGGGTTTCTACACTGTCAGTGGCGCGATAGACGTTGATTTTGCGCTTGAAGCCGGGAACGAGTTCAAGGGCGTTGTCAGCCGTGCAGAACTGCTGAAGGTCGAGTCTGCTATTGAACTGATCCTCGATTTCATTGCTCAGATAAAAGTTGTCGTATGCGGTATTGAGTACACCTGCCATTTTTTATGGCCTCCTTTTGATTGCTTTTTTGCCTTACGATTTGTAAAGCTCTTTGTATTCTTCCGGGTGTTCAACTGACCATTTATGCCTGTCCGCAGGACTCATCTTGCGAAGGGCCTCTTTGGTCATTACACCGCCGCCTTCACCCGGCGCTTCGGCGGGTCTCGGGGTTTCACCGAGCAGTTTAGCCTTGACTTCACGTTCAATGGCTTCCTGACGCTTCCTTTGATTGGCAACCACAGTCGCATTGTCGCCGTCGATGATTGCGTTCGCGGTGGACTCGGCGAGGGCCTCATCGTACCCAAGGGAGATGTAGCTTGCTTTCAAGCCAGCCATAGTCTTTTCGCGTCGGAGCGTTTCAAGCTCCTTTAACATGGCCTGATGTTCCTCCTCGGCGGCCTGCCGTTTCTGTTCGTCTTCCGTCAATAACGCGTTGTGTTTTCTTTTCCAGTCTGCCGCCTCTGCGTTAGATTTCGACAGGGCGTTCTTGGTGCGCTCCAACTCGGCAGCGTGGTCATTAAATTCGTAACCTTCCAATGCGGCTACCTTCTGTTCGGGGGTCATGTCCTCATAACCCTCAATTCGTGCGGTGTCTGCTTTTGCCATTCAAAGTTCCTCCAATCTGCGTTTTTAGGTCTTCCCTGACCATGATTTCCGTGTTAAGGTGTTGTCTCACCGTGATGCGATTTAAGTCTTCCCTGACTATAAAAAAGAGGACTAAAGCGCAAAGCCTTAGTCCTGATTGACTGTATCCATCCGACTCGTTTCGGATGTCGTTATTCAAAGCTGACCGATTGCCAACGGTTGCCAACAATCGGAGTGATTTGCTGTTATTTGTCGGAGTCCTGTGCGGTCGTGCATTACCACGTTACCGTAATCGACTTTTCCGCATCGCTCAGATAGAGCGTTTGAGGACGAGCCGTAACGGACGGAGCAAGCATCTTCTGAGCGGCATAACCGCCGTAGTCCATCCAACTCACGCAGGAGATCACGACGCATTCGGATTGCGTGATGTTGTTATTGTACGGGTCAAAGGTAAGCTTACTGACTCGGCTCACTTGCCCCTTGTGCGTATGGCCCACAATAACGCAATCAACGCCGTTCAGAGAGGTTGCGAATCGCTCGTTTCTGTTCAGGGTGGATCCACCCAGTGCGCCTCCACCCGACCCATGCGTAATGCAAAAGTGATATGAGTTTTTTACCGCACTTTTTCGACCGTTGCCCTTGTCCTTGGTTCCGATGCCAACCTTCAGGAAGCACAGGTTCTCCCTGTAGATGTCCTCAAGGTCAAGCTTGCAAGCGATGTCATAGGTCGGGTCGTCGTCTGCGTCCTTGGTGCTTCTCCGTTCGTGGTTGCCCGTGGTGATGCACAGGATTTTGCTCCTGATTGGCTCAAGATACTCCACCATAAGGCGCTTCTGCTCACGGGGGCGCTCGGTATCCTCCCAAGGAGATCCGACCGAATTGCGGGTGTTGTTATTGATTAGATCACCATCCAATATAACGTACCCATCCTCATCAGCCTCAAGCATCGTCAGGAACCTCTCCCACTCCCTCTGCCTGTGCTGAATCGAACCGAAGTGAACGTCCGCTATCGGATAGATGTGTATCGGCTTTTCAAATCGTCTCGCTATGATTTCAAAGTCGCTCTTCATTCCTCGTCGGCCTTTCTCGCTTTACTGCGAACTTTCCTGGACAGTTCTACCACGACATAATTATCGCGCTCGATTTTGACCTCTGCCGCCCCGCCGTGTTCGATGATGTCCGTGATGGCATCAATCGTTTCTTTCGGCATTCTGTGGCGTTTCGTAGGGTATCCTTGCATAGTTTCTTACGCTCCTTATCGTGCATCTACAGTTGATATGAGGCTTATCTGGCAGTTCGGACAGTTCAAATATGCGCTTGTCAAGGCTCTGACAAACAGAACAGGTGCGGTTGTCGAGTTCCGCAATCCACTGAACGTATTGGACGCCTTGGTCTTTCAGCGACTCAATTGCAGCCTCGTCAGCCACACGAATCACGAAAGTTCGATACATATTGAACAGATTCTTCGCCGCCGGATTCACCTCTTCGGTCGGGGTCTTGCTTGCCATGATGGCCTCGACAAGACGCGCCCGCTTCCGGTCTTCCTCATTTGCAAAAACATACTTTGCTACCGCATCATAGTCCGTTAACATATCCTCGATCCATATCTCATCGAGGCGTCTCTGTATGGCTTTTTTATCTTCATACAGAAACTCATAGTAGTACTGCGCGATCTCGAGCAGAATCTTTCGGATGAGTTCGCTTAACGCCCGGAAAACCTTTCCAACCTCTCCGATTACGTTTATTTCATCCAGCGTCAACAGACTTTTCAGAACAGAGAAATATCGGGCAACCTCGTCTGCGAGGAACTCGATTGCTCTGTCTGCATAGTCGTAATTATACGTTTTCGCCATTGCCTTCCATAGCCTCTTCTTCCTCGGTTGCCGCTTCCTCCGCTTCTCTTTGTGCCGCTTCGGTCTCAGCATCCGCAAACGCCTTCAGGCTCTCGCTCTGCTTCTTCATGGTCTCGTTGTAATATTCCATGCTTTCCGTGTAGGCCTGTTCAGCGTCAATAAACATACCGCAACTCTCAAAGGCAAGTCTCGGATGAATCTTGTCGTTTGCAAGCATGGTGGTGAGAACCTGAGATTTGCTTTGAAGGTTCTCATAGTTCTGACGGGTGAAGTGCGGCTCAATGTTTCTTACGCGAAGTTTGATACCTCGCTTCCAATCCAGGATACGGCAGACGATGGCGAGGAACCTTTTTTCGGACTTCTGGAATATATCCTGAGTCGATTGCGCCCGAGCCTCTGCATCACTCCAGCCGTCACGAACGATTACGGCGACCCCATTATCACTTGTGGAACTGCCGCCGTTTCTGTTCGGCATTCCGCAAATCTCAAGGATCTCCTGATACATATTGTCGATGGTAATCTGCGTCTGGCTCTGGTTGAGTTCCTGACACAAATAATAAGCTTTCGTGCCCTGCGGGATGCAGAGGCCGCGAGTGCTTTTCAGCTTTTCAAAACCGCCGTCTTCAATATCGACGCCTTCGATTACCAGCAGGGCCTCGATGATCTGATCGATGCCGTCGAGCCGTGCCGATTCGCTTTCATTCAGCGCGTCCATGATGGTTATCACGGCTTCAAACGCGCCGAGTCTTGCCTTATTGAGCGGATACTCAATAATCGGGATATCTCCGCAAAGGTGGGGCCGATCGACCTTCAAAGGTGAGAGCGTTGGATCCTGAGGCAATCCGATGTCATTGGCACAGTGGTATTCGATTTCAAAGTA